TTTTAATTGTGTTTGTGATTATCGCGACGTAGCTTAAGGAAAAAAAGCAACCGTCAGCAACCGCGGTTAACTGGCGGATAAGTTCTGAGGTGAGACCCCTTGGCGTTGCGTCCGAAAACGAACATATTTGCAGTAGGCAAGTATGATAAAAGTAAAAGGAGTTACGAATGTTAGTCATAGGAAGACACAAGGACGAAAGTATTATTATTGACGGTCGCATAGAAGTTACTATTTGCGACATTCGGAAATTGACAGGGAATACCCAGGTGCGGCTCGGCATAACAGCACCAAAAAATATTCCTGTCCATCGCAAGGAAATACAGGAAGCAATAGACAGAGAGAAATTATCTGCGGTCGGCTTACAGTCATAACCACGACTATAGGCCGTCCGCTTTTTTTATATAAAGAGTCAGTGGTTATGACAAACAGGCTTATCCTTGATTATGGTATTTGAATCAAAAAAAGACCGAATGGGAACGATAGCGACAATAAGCCATACCGACAGCAACGTAAAAGTGGGAACCCCCGGCGTTGTGGCTGGCACAAGTGGGGTATATACAATGTGCTTTGGCTATTTTAACCTGTTAAAGTAACATAGACTCATAGAATACAAAGATACCAAACGAGGCTAATACCCCCGTTTGTGTGTCGGTCTAAGAATATGAAAGGATAAAAATGAATAAAATAAAGACATTTTTAAGGAATCTGAAATCGGTTCACCATAGAGTTATGATGCGTTATTTAAGAAAGCGGGGTTGGGTCGTATTTTATTTAGAGTCTCAATATCGGGATTGTAAAGGCGTTTGTTGGCTTAAACTTTATAATTCGGAACTAAAAAGGACAGCATAAGGCAGGAAAAATGAAAGCACTATTGTTAGTAAAAGAAATACTGACCATTGTCGAGAACGAAGGCGATTTGGATGTTGACGTTTCGGTAGCAAAGCAAAAGGAATCAGACCAACAATATTTAGTGGCTGAGATGTAAGAAAATGCCAGAAAAAGACTTGGACAAATTCATTGAATTAGCAAAAGAGGCCTTTAGCCAAGTCCCGGAGATAACGCTTGCCGAGGCCGTTGGAGCCTTGGAACTGATAAAGAACGATATTATGCAAGATGCGCGCGAAGAATGATACAATTTATGAGAGAGTTAAATAGTTGTGGGTACTGACTTTAGCAGATATGAGCACTTGAAAAGTGATTCAAATATTGGCAAAGAAGAGCTTGAGACGGATTGCGAGACCGACCAGCCAATAACAAGCAAAGAAGAGGCCGACAAAGTAGCTCGTGAGTATTTCAAGGTATCCGAACAGCCAAGTCAAAATGCAATGATTTTCGAGCAAATAGAGGGCTGTTGCGACATTATAGAGAAGCTGCTTAAAGAATTGGCTCCGCAGACAGAAGACGTTAAAGGATGCCTGATAACTCATAAGTCTTGGAGAGCTAACAACCTAAGACACTTGAAAGGGGCTTTTGAATGATATGTAAGGAAAATAAAACCCCTGAGCCTGATAGTCGTGGTGTTTGCTCATTATGCCGGCCACACCGAGCTTGTCGGCGATGTAATGATTGTGGTAGATTTCGACCTTTGTAGGTTCTTGAAACATATTGGATAGGCAAGCCAAGTGAAGGCAAACGAGGTTATCGTTGTATCCAATGTTCTTGTGCGACCGACCCTGAATTTGGTCGAATAAAGGTGAATTGTTTAATGAATGTTCAACGATAGAAAATTGAGGCTTTTGAATAATGCCAAGACCAACAAAGTATAAACCTGAGTATAATGAGCAAGTGTATAAACTCTGCCTATTAAAAGCATTAGATAAAGATATAGCTGATTTCTTTGAGGTAGAGGAAAAGACAATCAACAATTGGAAGAAAGAATACCCAAAGTTTTTACAGTCCTTAAAAAGAGGAAAGATACAAGCCGACTCAGAAGTGGCTAAAAAGCTATATTACAGGGCTTGTGGTTACTCTCACCCAGAGGATAAGATATTCTGCACTAATGGCGTTGTAACGACCGTGAAGACGATTAAACACTATCCACCTGATACAGCGGCGATATGTTTTTGGCTCAAGAATAGGTCTAAGTGGTCGGACAAACACGACATCAAACTGAGCGGCGAGATAAGTCTGCTGCCGCCCACGATAACGTAATGTATAGAATAGTAATGATAGTGTGTTTGGTGGTCTATGGGGTTGGAATGACGGTTATTGCGGTCTATTTAGGCAGGAGAGGTCGTATATGATACACTGGTTCTTTTTAATACCTGCGGTGGTGTTTGGTATGGTCTTAGGGCTATTGGAAGCGAAGCGCATAATCAAAAAGGTGGCCAGGGAGCAAGGAATTGATGTATAAAGACCCGGACAAGCAGAAAGAGGCTGTGAAAGCAGCGACACAGCGTTATAGGGCTAAAAAGGGCAATAGTGCATTATTAGGCCTTAAACAAGGATTGGAAAACGCACGAGGATTAGCCGTAAGGGATGAACTCTGTGATACCCGACCCGTGATACCCGACCCGTGATACCCTCTGGTGATACTCTGAAAGTGATACCCGAGCGCACAGCCCAAGGCAATATCAGGGTAAGCAAGCCGGGCGACGCCGACTACGAGCCATAGTACGAGACGGCTAAGGCTTTCGTTGAGGGCGCTGGGGCTCTGACACAAGAAGAAAAAGCTGCCAGGTTCAGGACTTTAATTGCTGACAAGCCCAAGCGCGGCAAGGACATCAAGTGCTTCGAGGACCTGCCGCCAGACGCGCAGAGGACTATTGACAGTATGAGCATGGTTGACGGCGCGATAAATAGGACAGTCAAGGCCAGACGTACGGCCATTGCTATAGACTACCAGCACAAGTGCCCGGACAGATACTATTCAACGGGGGTCGCATGAAGACAGTCCAGCTCCAGGCGGAAAGAACTACAAGGCAGAGGCAGGCCTGGGAAGCCCTGGACGACCCGGCTGTGCGCAGGCTGATGTACGGCGGTGCCAAGGGCGGTGGTAAGTCGTGGCTGTTGTGCACCTGGCTGTTCACCCAGGTCTGGGCGATAATGGTCCAGGCCAAGCTGGTGCCGTCCAAGAACCCGCCTCACGTTGCTTGGTTTGGGCGTAAGCAGGCCACCGATCTGACGGGGACCACTTTACAGACCTGGCGGGAGGTAATACCCGAGGAATACTACGAGCTACGCGGTGCGACCGAGCGCGACCCAAAGCATATCCTGATAGCTAACAGGATAGCCATAGACTACGGGGGATTAGACAAGCAGGAGAACATCAACAAGTTCAACAGTGCCGAGTACATCATCATCGCCGTTGACCAGGCCGAGGAGATAACCAAGGACGACATCAGCACTGTCCGGGGCTCTCTGCGGATGATATTATACGATAAGGCTGGCAATCCGGTCGTTCCGAGAGACGACAAAGGCAAAGTCTTATTAGACCAGTACGGCAAACCATATAAACACTGGCCTTACAAGGAGCTATACACCGCAAACCCGCGTCAATGCTGGCTCAAGGACGATTTCATAATGAATCCGGCTAAGAATGCCCGGTTCGTTCCTGCCTTGCCTACGGACAACCCTCACCTGCCGGATGATTACCTTGAGACATTGAACGATGCTTTCGGTCACAGGCCGGAGCTGTTAAGGGCTTATAAGGATGGCGATTGGAGTGCGATAGAGGGCGCAGAGCAGATAATCAAGAACATTTGGATAGAGGAGGCCAAGATGCGGACGTGCTACTCGCCGAGGGTTAAGCGATACCTCGTCTGCGATACTGCCAGGTTTGGGGACGATGAGTGCGTGATACATCTTCGGGAGGATATGGAGATAATAGACAAGGCGGTATTGCCGTATTGCAGTTCCGTCCAGATTAGCAACAAATTAGCTGTAATGTCGAAGCAGAACAACGACTGCCCAGTGGTTGTGGAGGCTTTGGGCGCTGATTTGGGTGCCGCTGTTGTGGACGAGCTGTTGGATTTGGGTATTAAGAGCGTTATATCCTTTAATCCTTCTGCCAAGTCTAACTATGTGAACGCCCAGGGCAAGCCGATATACTTCAATTTGAGGGCTGAGGCGTGGTCTAAGACGGCCAAAGTCTTATCTTCCGGGGTATTGGACGAGGATTCTAATACTTTGGTTGTGTGCAAGAATATGTACCAGTCGTTGCAGACTGAGCTATGCGTTCCTGAGTATAAGTTCAAGAACACTCGGATACTGGTGGAGAGCAAGGAGGCTATCAAGAGCCCTAAACGGCTGGGCAAGAGTCCTGACCACGCGGATTGTTACGTTATCGGGACGTGGGCGTGGGATATGGTGGACTATGTTATAGACGAGTACACTGACGACGTGGGTTATATGCGCAAGAAGAGACGTGAGAGAACGAGAAGTCCTATGAGGATGTGCTAATGGCAAGCGTTCTTATTGATAATTATTATATTGAGTATTCTGTTAGAGATGGTAGCATTAAGGAGTTTACTAAAAACGATAGACCTGTTACCGAAAACTACGATGAAGAACTAATTGCTGTATCTAAGCGTATCATTAAGGCTCAATCTAAGAATATGATAGGTTATTCCGCTTTCATATACAAATTAGTAGAAGAAGGCAAATTGAGGATGTGCTAATGAAACGCAGGGATTTTATGAGATTATGTTTGGCGGCTCCGTTTATGGGGTTGATTAAGGGCAAAAAAGAGCCGAAATATGAGTTTTCTGGCGACCATTCTTCACCATCAATCAGCGCTTCTACATCGATCAGTTCTTCTACGCCAGTTTACGATAATCTTTATCTGACCGAAAAATACAAAAAACAAATAAAAGCAATCGATATTTGGGACAGAAGAACAGGCCAATACAAGAGAATATTCAGGATTCACGCAGCCGTACAAAAACAAAAAAGGTTATTGAGGATGTGCTAAAATGCCGAGCAAACATTGTAGAAAACATACACCAATAGTCTCAAAAGCCCAGCAGAGATTATTTGGTGCTGTACGTGGCGGCAAGAAAACCAAGGCCACAGGATTAAGTAAGGCTGAAGCAGGCCGCCACTTGAGAGAATCAAAGGGTAAGAAATTACCTGAACGCAAGACCCACAACGAGCGTTTGGCCGAAAGGATGACAAGTTAGGAGAAACTATGAAAATAAGCATAACAATCGACCGAGGCCAGACATACAGATTAGATACAGATGAGGGCAAAGAAGCGAAGAAAATCTATAAATCTTTGATTGCCACTAAATTTCCAATGCACATAATGGCTACAAAGAAAGGGGATGAGCCGCAGATATTGTCATATTCAGGCACGGTCGAAGATTTTGTTGTCGCTATGAATACCAAAAGGAAATTTCTTAAAAGCAACCAAACAATAGAGGATAAAAAAACAATGGTAGATGAAATGACTAAGGAGAACCTATGAAACTAACCCCAACACTTGACAGGATAGCGATAGTCAGGGAAAAGAAGGAACAAGTGTCCAAGGGCGGTATTGTCATACCTGGTGACGCCCAGAAGGAGTCTAATTTCGGCCGCGTGGTGGCTGTCGGGCCAGGTGGCTTCAACCAGGACGGCTCAAGGCGTGAGGTATCGGTCAAGGTGGGCGATAGGGTATTCTTTACCGATTACCACGTTACCGGGACAGGCGCTGACGTTGTCATAGTTGACGATGAGGACGTTCTGGCGATAGCGACACCTGAAAAGTTAAAAAGGACTTGACTTGCCTGTGGCTTTATGTTATAATGCGACTATGAAAAAGATAAAATACCTCATAATATTGGTTTTAATGGCCTTGTCGGGCTGTTTGTGGTTTGCCGATAACAGGGTCGTCGTTGATTCGGAGCTGGAATACAGACCTGAGATGTTCAAGCTCGTATTGCCGTATTAAAACCAGTTCCAAAAGGAAATAATAGCGGAGCTGGCCTATCAGGAATATTTGCGTGAAGAATCTAAAAAACAGCCATTATCTATTCTCAGAAATATTTGAAGGAGAAATCTAATGCCGTGCAAGAAAGGTAAGAGAAAGCCCCGCAAGGGGCGCAAAAAAGGTAAATAATGAAAAAGAAAACTCCTGAACAAATAAAGGCAATGGATTTATCGGAATTTGTATCTTATTTGTTTGATATAGCCGAAGATGCTGGTATCAAAAATCCTGGCCTTGCAGTTCTCTTATTTTTAAGAAAAGAATGGCAAAGGTAAGTAAGATGGCTAAGAAAGTAAAGTTGACAAAGGAAAAGAAGGAGGAAATCAAGATAAAGATGCTTGAGTTCCGCGCCGAGGCCGAGGACGGCAACAAGCCCACCTTTACCCGAATGACCCAGAACGAGCGGTTCAAGATAGGAATGCAATGGGACGCTGACGATGAAAACTTCAACGAGGCGCACGGCAAGTTCTCACTGACCATAAACGAGATACTGCCGATAGTGCTTGATATTGCGGGTACACAAGAAGAGAACCCGCTGGACTACAAGGTTCGCAACGTCAAGGGCGGCACTCAGACCATTGCGGAGATACTGACCTCGCTCACCAAGAACGTCATGGACAAATCGATGGGCAGGGAGGAGGCCTCGCGGTGCTTCGAGTCAGGGATTACTTCGGCGAGAGGGTATGTCGGCCTGCTGATAGAATACAACAACGACCCGTTGAACGGGGATTTGGTTATCATCGAATATGACCCGTTTATGGTACTGCCTGACCCGACGTGCAGAACCTACGACTACAACAAGGAAAAGGGCGGCGCGAAGTACGTCATCGTTGACGAATGGGAGGACAAGGGCAAAATCGAGGCCAAGCACCCCAACAGGAAGACGGAGCTCAAGTCCGCCACCTTCGACGTGATGCCCAAGAGCAGGTTCGGGGCGATAATGAGCAGAATGTTCGGCGGCGGCGGCCCTAACCTCCACCTGAAGGACGACTACCGCCACCACGATGAGCACACCTTCAAGGAGGAGATGGAGAAAAACGTCTCCAAGCAGACCAACAATTACCGCGTGTCAACTTATTGGTGGAAGGAGTGGAAAAAGGGAGTTTACGTCCAGAAGATTGACAGTCCTCTGAACTACCTGTCTTTGACCGACCCGAAGGTAATAGCCGAGGCGCGGGAGCTGGCGGAGGCCGACGAGAACCTAAAAATAATCGACAAGGACAGAGACGAAAACCAGTTGACTATTCCCATCCTCAATAAGACCACGATGGTAGGCGACGTCCTGTTGGAACACATCGAAGACCCGTTTGGCGGGATGAACTTGTACCCGATAGTGAGATTCGCGCCGTATTTCGACCACGGTTACGAGTACCCGCCGACCGAGAACCTCATCGGCCCGCAGAAACTCATCAATTTCTCGTTCTCGTCTTTGGTGAACATCCTCAAGAACCTTGCCAATACCGGCTGGAAGGTCGCTAAATGTACGCAAGCGGCAAAGGAATGGCTCGAAGAGCACGGCAGTCAGGACGGAATAGTGGTTGACGAGAGCAAGTTCGGCAGCAAGGTGGAGAAACTTGAACCAACCAGTTTTCCGATCGGGCTTGACATCATCACGGAGCGGGGCAAGCAGAACATGCGCGAGATTTCGCAGGTGCAGCTTGAGGTTCCCGCCAAGAGAGCCGAATCAGGCAGGGCGTTGGCGATACGCGAGCAGCAGTCGGTAAAGACCAAGGGAATTATATTCAGGAACTGGAACCAGACCAATATCCTAATCGCAAGGGTAATGGTCGAGATAATCCGCAACACCAATATATTCTCGGACGACGAGATAATGGCGGTCATCGACGAGGAGGATTTGCTGGACGAGAAGATTTTAGACCAGGCCAAGGGCTTGATTATCAACCAGGTCAAACAACAGGGCGGCCAGATACCGCAGCAGCCCAAGCCCCCGAACCCGATAAGGATGAGAAATATCCCAGTCGAGCAGCAGGCGCAGGTCTTGGACGACTTCCAGGAGAGGATGGAGATATTCAAGCGGTTCGTCGAGCAGGTAGAGCAGGCGGCCATTCCGATAGCCAAGGAAATCATACTGAAACTTCTCAGGCAGATGCAGCAGGGCCGCTACGGGATTAAGGTGGACACCTCGCCAATGGCGCCTACTATGAGGATAATGAGGCGGCTGGAAGCCCTTGAGCTCGACGATCAGCTATTGAGGGGCAACCGCCCCGGCATATCGAGGAAGAAGCTGATTGAGATTTCGGACATTCAGGACAAGGAAGAGATAATCAGGGAAGAAGTACCGGCGATGGGAACCTAAAGATTCCCTGACATAATGGACGAGCAAGAACTAAATCTCGAAGAAGGTTCGGCGGAAGTGACGTTGACAGACGTTTACGCGATGTTCTATCTTCTACTGAAGCAGAACCAGAAGATACATCCCGGCAGTAGGATGTCATTCGACCTCAACGCCTTTAAGACGCTGCCCAAAAAGGTGGCCATTAACTTTCTAAGGGAAAAAGGCCGCCTGTACGCTTGGATACCGAGGAAACCAAGTGATTCAAAGAAAAGTAATAAGTTGCTTTTACCTGAACATAGTATTATAACACCGAATTAACTCAGTAAATATACTACAAGGAATTGAAAATGGAAGAAAAAACAGGAAAAGATGAGCCGGATAATGGTGAAATAACCTTAGAAGAAGAAGCCAAGGCGCTCAACATCACGAAATCAAGGGTATCGACGGCAAGTTTTAAGCATAAGAAGCCGGAAGAGCTTGCGCGCGAAAACAAAAGGCAGGCGAAACTGGCCGACGATAGACTCAGAGTCCGCATAGACGCCAAGAAGATTCAGGCCAAGATGAAACCCATCGACAAGCGGAAGGAGTTGCTGGTCGCCAGGTTCAAGGCTATAAGGGCTAAGACGCGGCCCAATTCGTACTGCGATGCGAACATCAAGGCCTGGACGGAAGAGTACGAAATGATTATGAGCAACCCAAAGATGTGGAACAACTTGACCAATAAGGGGACTATCTCCTTTATCCCGGCGAACAAGAAGAAAATGACCGCCAAGCAGAAACTTGAGGCTATGGACTTGGGATGACAGAACGGGAACGCAGATTACGGTTGAACGAAATAGGCAAGGAAGTGGCCGGTATGCACCCGAAGAAAATAGGTTCTATCATCTTTGATATGGTCAACGGCGCATTAACAGGAGTAAGAGAAAAAAACGGCTGGCGATTAGGCTCAAGGCCGTCCCCGCCGATAAATGGTGGATATTAGGGGCAGTCCGTGAAACAGGGATGAGCGAGAGCCATCTCGTATCCTGTTTCCTTACTGGAGAATGGCAACTCCTCGCCCCTTTTTAATAATAAATTAAATAAACGAGGTTCTCGAACCAATCGACCCTCAAGCAGACAGGATAATTCCTGTGCTTGAGGGTCTTTTTATTTACAACTTAGCTGTACGGCACAGTGGCAAGGCCGGATACCGATGGTCGTGATGGTGTAACCGACCCAGCCCTCGGACTGAATCCGAGATACCTTTGGTAGTTGTGGGTTACAACTATCCCCTCTTCCGGGGTATGGAAGATACGGCTCTCTCAGCCGGAAAAAAGGAGATTATTGTGGATAAATCTGACATTACTGAAATGCCGCAGGGCATGAGCAGCGAAGAGCTTGACGCTTTGACTACGGGCGAAGAAGTCGAAGAGCCCGAGGTCTTGGCTCAAGAGGCTTTGGACGCTACGAAGGAAGAATCTTCTCCGGCTGAGGAGTCCGTAGAAGCCGAACCGGAAGAGAAGGTCGAAGAAAAAGAAGAACCAGAGCTGTCAGAATCGGAACAGCAGATTGTGGCCAAGGACGCTGTAATAGGTGACTTCAGGCGCAAGAACCGAGACCTTGAGCTTGCGAAGGCGAGGTTAGAGGGCGAGCTTTCAACCCGCGAGAAATTACAGGTTGAGGTTAAGGAAACGCCTAAATCGCCCTTGGAAATCGCCGAGGCAGCGTATATCGAAGAAACAGGGAGCTTGGACGGTTTCGCTATGTCCGGCGCCCTCTATCGCCAACAAAGGGACTTCGACAACGCGCAGACGGCTACAAAGACCGCCGCTGAAAAAGAAGAGCAGTCCAAATCTGATATGGATAGGTCGGTCAGGTCGTTGCAAGACG